GTCAATCGCGATGCCTGAGTTGTTTGCGTCATTCCAAATGATTGCCTTGGACTTCGTGGCAACTACTACGAATTCTACACCCGTTGCAGGATCGCTGAACAAAGTCGAAGCAAAGACTCGCTCATCGCTTCCATTGTAAGTCAAGGTCACGCTACCTGCAAGGAAGTCGATACCCTTGCGTGTCTCAGCCAAGTCACCAATCAGACGCATATTCTCGGACTTCTCGACAAATCCACCTTCGAGACTGGTCTTTTCTTTGTAGGAATCTATCCCCCGAAATCCACGATCACCTTCTGATTGGACCTGGTCATCTAGATTGCCGTATGAACGATACCTTCCCATTTCACTTCCTGTCGCGTAGCGCTTGGATGATTTTCACCAACATGAATACGATGGTCAAAGACCCTGCAATCACACCGATATACTCGTGGAGTGAACCGGAGAACGTGGCAATTGTGCCACCAATACCAAAAAGTGAGTCTCGATCAATCATTGGAATAACCAGTCTAGGACTAAAATTGAGATAAGAATAGCTGCAAACCAAGTGATCACTTTGCCTTGGGTGGTCATCGCGCGGTAAAGCTCGATTAGATTATTAAAGTTTTTCATTTGTCGGGAAGGGAGGTCTTGTCATGTGTCTTTCTGCGGCAGTCTTAGAACAAGTCTCTGCGGTTTTTCGGGCTACGAAAATCGGTATGCAGAGATATGCCCCAAGAATGCAGGCCGCTATGATTAGTATTTTTTTGATGTAGCTCGTGAATTCGTCGAAACCACTCGCGTGTTTGGCCATGCCCTGTTGGACGAGGGCCGAAACATCCCCATGGGTCAGTGCGTCTATGGTTTCCTTCGCTTCGGCCACCTCTTTGTTGCCCTGCAAAACTTCCCCAACTAGCGCTCCACTTCCCGCTCCTACTGCCGCTATGCCAGGACCACCAAGCGCTCCCGCTCCTCCTCCCACCACGGCTCCCATAGTTGGGTACCATTGCTTCATTGAGCATCCTGTGAGGATCACAATGACAAGGAGCAAGGCCGCATCGACTGCAAGGATTGCGTGGCATCGCTTCATCCACCTGGAGGTCCATCGGGGTCGGTCCATTCGGGGCCGGCAAGAATGGTCAGAATTTCCGAATGATCGTATTGGGTTTTGCCCTCAAGAAAGCTTGGGGTCGATCCTTCGAACTTTACGAAAGTTTGAGAACCATCGAGTGAGTACCGAAGCGTATCCGCCGAGGTTTCCATGACTTCGCTGAAGTCGATTGAAGAGACGTCCGAAGCGTCGATGATTACGTAGTTTTTGCTCATAAATAAGGTGGTACAGTTGATGAATAAGTTGGGCCGTTTGTCCCTGTCGCATTGTTACTACCCGACCCTTGGTCTACTACCGTCCCAATCGTGTCACCACTTGCAGGGGCGCCTCCTCCTGAATCGGTATCGCCCGTTCCGTCTCCCATTCGATACCAAGCAACGGGACTGAGGGACGAAAGATCGGCAGGCGTTCCACTGTTGTATATTGCGGTTACGTCGGAAGCGGATAACTCAGTGTTAAAAAAGGCTAACTCATCCACTTTACCTCCCGTATAAGTATTGTTTACCTGTAGAGACGATACTCTAACTTCCGTGATTGTGTTTGCACTTGCAGTATAAGTTCCTCCAGCATAATCAGCGTCATCAACCCGTGAACCGTCCAAGTACAACTTAATTCCACTTGAGGCTTTTGAGCCGTCATAGGTAACCACTGCGTGATACCATTGACCGCCCGACAAATTTGTCGTGTATTTTCGTCCTATGTAACCTCCACCTGTACCGAAGGCGAAAAAGTGAAGTTGATTAACTACTGTCCGAAAAGCCCATTCCCTGTTGCCCGAAGCGTCTTTCGTCGCAATGTAATTCGTGTGAATATTGTCAGCGTTGAACCATCCTGAGATTGAGAAGGCGTTGTCAGTTCCTGAGCCGTCTCCAAGAGAGAAAATATCTGCATCGGGTATGGCTAAGTAATCGTCCGTACCGTCGAATGAGCCTGAGAGAGTTGAGAACGGTACTACAGGTACGGAGTCGGAATAAAGCACTCCATTCGGGTTTGTCGCGTTGTTACCGCCCGAACCTTGGTCAACTACCGTTCCAACCGTATCTCCACTCGCAGGTGCGCCACCTCCCGAGTCCGTATCACCCGTGCCGTCTCCCATGCGCCACCAAGCAACGGGACTTAAATTTAACCCATCGGTTCCTAAATCATTTGGAACCCCGCTGTTGTAGATCGCAGTGATGTCGGAAGCGGAAAGGGCGGAATCGAATAAGGATACCTCGTCTATTAAACCATGAAGATAATTACCCGTGTAGTAAGACCCTATTTTAGCAGAGGTTGCCGTGCTGTAGCTAATGGAGCTTAGACTCAAAGTACTTGTCTGCACACTTCCATTCACATAGAGTTTTGCAGTCGATCCATCCCATGTACTAGCTAGATGATACCATTGCTCTGTGACTAGGTTACTATCACTCACTACTGAATACCAAGTTGTACCTGAGTAGTAAAAACAATGCCACTTATTTTGGGTAGCAGTTAAAACGAAACCTGTACTTGCCCCACTCGAATCTTTACTTGAAGTGTAAATAGCATCGTAAGTATTTGCTGTCGAGTTATGTGTGTCGGCTTTTACCCACGCTGATACAGTAAGTGCAGAAGTTGGGTTTAGTGTACTACTCGTACCAAGATCAAGGTAGTCATCCGTCCCGTCGAAGCTTCCTGACAGGGTGTTTGCGAATGCGCCTCCGCCTCCGCTAGGCAACCTGCCCGAAGAGGTGGACGCTTTACCACCTCCCAAGCCAACGCCAAGGGATATGGTTGAATGGGTCATTAAATATTGTAGGCAATTACAGCACCACTGGTGAGAGTAATGCTCGTATAATTTCCATACAGTACCGTTCCGGCAGAAAGAGTGGTCGCGTCTTGCCCGGTGCAGATGTTACTCAGGTTCGTGATGTTGCTCGATTGAGCGGCCAACACGGTATCCTCCGTTGCTTGGATCGCAAAAAAAGTACCTGTGACCGCACCCGTCCCGTTTAAAAGTGGTTGGCTTTGTCCCTCTTGTCTCTCAAGTTTGTCCAACTCTACTTGCAAGACGGATTCCGCTTGTTGGTAAATTGCTTGTGCCTTGTCCTGTTGGCCATCAGAGGAAAGCCAATCACCGTATGCTCCGAGGACAACGTACTCTGCAAAGAGGTACGGGAAGTCAGTAGCGTTGCTTGCGTAGTTTGGATAAGGACTCCGATAGTACACCCAAACAGGCGAGGTGGATGAGCGTTGGGGTAAGATTGCTTCTCCGTACTCACTCGCTCCGGTGACGTAGATGTTGCGGAATGCGATGTCGCTTGCATTACCCAAGCCATAAGGATCTTGTTCAGTCACTCGGAAGATTTCGCCAATCGTGGTTCCAAAGTCGATATAAGCTAAGAGGTTGGCAGTTGCAGTTGCACCACTTCCACTACCTCCCGAAAAGGACACTGTGGGAACTCCCGTGAATCCAGTGCCGTTGTTCGTCATCGCAACTCCGTTGACCTCACCATCGGAATTGATTGTTGCGGTTCCTGCGGCAGAGCTACCCCCACCACCACTGAATGCTACGGTAGGGGCAGAGGTATATGATGCACCACCACTCCCAACATCTACGCTTCTTACTCGGACATCGGGGATGACTTGAGTTAACCGCGAAGCAAGGGGCCATGCGGTTCGTTCCCATGCCAAGCGTCCAAAGCGGTTAAAGCTTCTGACTGCTGCCGTGGACTCTGCGGTGAGCAAAGCATCCACGCCAACCATGTTTGTCAGGTTGGTCGTAAGTACGCTTACCGCGATTGACCTCATGCTAGTTCCAAGCCTCCTTGGAAGGTCTTCTTGTTAAATGATTTTGCTCTAAGGGACGGGTTGTCGCGCAAGAATTCCTTGACGAAGGATTTGTCACCCCAGCATCCAGGTTTGAATTGTTGCCAACGAAAGTATTCGCGAGCGGGGATGGTTGCTTTCAGTTGTCCAACTCCGTCCATTACGCCACCGTGTTGGTTCTCCTTGCCGCATTCTATTTCGCGTTTTCTTGCCTCGTATTTTTCGAGGTCCACTTCATAACGCAAATGCCGTTCAAGATTTTTCATGAACGACGAACCATTACCTTGGTCTTTCTTCCACTTGGGAACAAAAATTTCGGACATAGTGTTATAGGGTTTGGGTTGTGCTTGTCGTGTCCAAGGAGGTGGCTCGGATGAGCCACCCCCCGGACAGCAACAAATGTTCTTTGGAATTAAGCAAATTGACCGAGGTCAACAATGCGTAATCCAATAACGATTTCACCTGCGGTAGCTGAAGCAATAGCTGCGTCAGTAACTTCCAAAAGAACGGAAGTTGCGGTGTTGGTTCCGCCTACTGGTTGTGATTGCCCACCCGTGAACCCGTCTCCAGTGTTGAACACTGGTGCAGACATAGCGTCCACATCGAGAGCATCGATGAACTCGTCGGGATCTCCTGCGCTTGTTCCTACGTCAATGACGAGGGAAGTCGTACCAGCAAAAGCTACGGACTCGTAAACTCCGGCCATTTCGACGGCACCCCCTGCGGGTATGGTTGCGATAGTGGCCTGGCCACCATTGCCAATCGTTTGTAGATCTTCGTAGGTTGCGGTGTAGATGTGTGTAAAACCGCGACCTGCTTCGTTGTTAGATAGTTCTGGCATGTCTAAATCTCCTTAGTGTTAGATGGATTAATTAAAGAATCCGTGAGCTTTTGGTGAGTAACAGGCCAATCCGCAAATTACATCTACGAAACCTCTGCGACCTCCGCCTTGATCTTCCAACTCGGTGGCAGACTCGGCTTTGAGCGAGTGCATTCCGACGTATTCGGGATCAACGAGAAGTCCGGCATCAGCGTCGATGGTGTCCGATCCGCTTGTGCGATTCACAAAAAGCGAAGGCACGATTGCAACATTACCAAAGTCACCTTCGTAGAGGTTCACGGTAAGCGTGATCTTGCGAGAATCGGCATCCTGGTTGACAACGTAAGTGCCATTGGCTGCGGCAAGCTGACGAGAGAAGTTCGAGATCTCTTGTTTGAGGCTTGGTCCGGCAATCAAGGTAAGCTGTCCACCGGGCATTCCGTTGGCTTCGTAGAGTTCTTGAAGAACGCTATTGAAGGTGGCTTCGGTTTGGGTTCCGGTGGTGTCGTTGGCTACGCTTTGGTAAGCGGCAGGTATGTCGGAAGGTTGACCACCCGATCCAAGCCACTTGAGCAATCCGCGAGTCTTGTAAGGCGTGCCACTTCCGGCTTCGGCCTGACGGTCTTGTGCGGAACAGAATGCACTTTCGATTGAACGCTTAACGTTGCGAACAGCTTTGGACTCGGCATTGGCGAATTCGGATGCGACTCCGGCGGTGTCCACAAGTTGCTGTATATCAGACACTTGGAACGTATCTCTGAATTTCTGCACATAATTCCCAAGACGCGCCCTGTCCTCGGCTTGATTCTTAAAAGAACTTACGTCCTCGCCTTCATTAACTCCTGAGAAGTCAGGCGTGCTGAGTTTGTCTGCCTGCCATTCGACGAATGTGCTGGTTGCGTTACCCTTTTTCATCATGCTGACCAAGGGACTAGCCTCCGGTTCTAACACGGTGATAATGTCTAAAATCTGCTCTCTATTGCCAGCAGTGTTATATGACGTACTTGATGCCATTTTATATATCCTCCTTGAATTTTAAATTATGCGGTTGACCGCTTGAGTTTAAGATAGTGTTGGTAGTCTCCCATGTCCCCGGACTTATCAAATTTTGCCTTGGCCAATTCCAATGCTTTCTTTCGTTGCGAGTTCTCCGTCCTTGGCTTGGCGCTTCCTGCTTCGACTGAAGCTACGGGAGCCTTCGGCTTTGGTTTCGGTTTGCTCGTATTGACCTGGCGTGCTTGGAGTGCTTTCATTCCCTCAATCATTAGTCCGACTGCAAAGTTGCCGTTGGGCAAATGCTCGACGAGTGGTTGATAGAGTGGGTTACTCTTCACTTGCATGAACAACTTGTAGTCCTCCGATTCGCCATCACTAAGGAAGTCGAATGTTTGGATTGCGTGTTGGTCACTTTGCGTACGTTCCTCGATCCATTTCTGTCTCGCGGGTGCATCCTTTCGTAAAACCTTACGGGCGTTTGCCCTAATCCTACGAAGGTCGGCCTTGGTGTAGGTTTTCTCCCCATCCTTGGCTACGTACTCGTTTCCGTTGTCATCGTACTCAACCTCGTTCTCCAACCCTTCCTCGGCCCATTCGATGAGCGTGGTCAGGTTCTCGACTTCTTTGTTGAGTGCTTGGACATCGTTAACGTTGTGCAGTGCATTGTCCTTTAGGAACGAAGGACTCTCGTTAACAGGTTCGGGCTTTGCTTGGGCTTGCGCTTGTAGCTCGGCATTCTCCTGTGCCAGTGCTTTCTTTTGTGCGGTCAGATCGCCAAAGCGTTTGACTGCACTCAGGGAAAGCGACTTTGCGAGTTCCTTGGTTTCTTCTTCGGACAATGAGTCCAGGTCTATATTAAACTTAGAAAGAACGGTATTGGGTTCGGCAGCTTCGGTTTGATCCGATTCTTCCGGTTCCTCAGTAGACTCTGTCTCCTCCGGTTCTTCAGACTCTTCAGCTAGATCAGAAGGTTCTGTTTCCTCTTCGGGTGATTCGGGTTGCTCCTCCGCGGACTGAGCTTTGAGCAAGTTGCTCGCATACTCGGCCATCGTAAGATTCCCCTCTTCGGGCGTTACACTACTCTCAGCAGGTTCAGAGGTAGCGACTTCGGCTTCGATTGATTCGACTGTCATGTTTACGTTGCGCTTTTTTCGCTGTTACAAATTGTAAGGCACATTACCTTACAGGACAATTCAAAACAAAAAACCCCCTGCAAGTTGGCGGGACTCGCAGGGGGCGCATACACATCCCCATATGTTCGCACTGAAAGGTTAAAGTCGGTAAAAGGTATCAAGTTCCTCGTCGATTGCTTCGAGTTTACCGCACAACATGTAGTGGCGATTTGTACACTCGACTACCTCTTTTACCTGGAGTTGACGGATTACATCCTCACGCATTGATTCACGCATCTCGATGTACTTTAGAAAGTTTGGTTCACCCTTTAGGAAAGTTAGTGCTTGGATCGCTTCTTCGGGGTCAATTTCGTGGTAGGTT